TGTCGGTTTAAGGTGGGCAGGGCAACAAAATTGTCACCCTGCCCGGTGCGTCCTACGCTCGTGTCGCTTCGGCGTTCGCCCGAATCTTAGCGATTTGCGCGTCGAAGTCGGCCTGGGTCATGTAACCTGCCTCAACCAGCGTGGTCAGGGAGGCGACTGCCTTGGCGATCGCCTTATCGGGGCCGTCAAGCGAGGCGATGATCTGGGCACGAATCTTTGCCCTGACCTCGAGGTCGTAGGCATAATCGAAATAATCGCATGCCCCGGCCTGCTTCTGCTCCGCCGTCCGGTCGTCCTTGCCCTCCGGTTTAGGTGTTGCCGGTTCCACCTTGCCCCCAGCCAGAACCAACATTCCGTTGAACGTCTGGGGACGAAGCGCGGTATAGCCTCGCTTATGCTCTTTCCCGTCCGGTGATGCCTTGGCCGAAACCGTTACCTCAGCAGCTTCCTCGCGGATATCGCCGTTCGTGACCGCCGACTTGATTGCGTCTTGCTCGCTCATATCTGAAACCGTCCTTACGTCGTAGACAAGCGGAACTGCTTGAATACTTAACAAGCTTAGCACCTTTCTGGAAAATTGCAATATATATTTTCGCGTAAAATTTACACACCTCGAGGCAGCGCCGCACGATTCCAGCCGCCCAGCGCCCCCCGCGCGCGAAGATCCCAGAGTTTGGGTATCCTAGACCTGGCGTTTGGGTAAACATCGCCTACGGTGCCCCTAGAACACTTTTGCTTGCCCCTAGAACACTTTTGTTGATCCAGGCAGCCACCTTACTACTACCGCGCACGATCGAAGCTTACAGGGCAACGTCGCCCGTTTCGCTTTTCTATCTATACAGATTTCGATAGTTGATTATAAGGTGATTATAAGGTCATTCTAAGGTCATTCTAAACACATTCTAAAGAGTTTTGATCGAAGCTTTCCGCGCTTTTTCTAGCAAAAACGTGAAAAACGCAGATCAGGGTAGGTAGGTAGATCCCCCTCTCCCCCTGGAGATCCATGTTTTTGGATTGGTATCCCTTTCCTGTTCTTACTCTTATATATATATATAGATATATAAAAGAATGTGACGGGAGGTCGGAAGGGGGGATCGAGGCAGGGAGACGGGGGGATACCTACCTACCATCGCGGGGCGCGCTGCTGTAAATGCTTACGGATCAATGGTTTAGCCAGATCTGCTATCCTTAGAAACAGCTTAGAATGACCTTAGAGACACTTTAGAAACAGCTTAGAATCAACTATCGAATCCCGCAATATATATGGCACGCCCTTTGATCGCCGGGCTGAATTCGCCTTGCCTTCGCCCTATGCGTCCTAGCTCGGCTCTGCCTCGCTTAAACAGCCAACCCGTCCCAATCACCTTCGATATGGATACTTAGTATACAATTGCTATGTATATTTTACACACCACAAGGGGTAGTGGCATACGGCTGAGGTAGTCACTACATAATGTAGGGTTCACCTGGGAGCGGCTGTGCTACACTGGCAGTTCACACAGCCGTCGAAACCGACCCCGAATGGGTCTAATAGGAGAAGGACGAAAACATGGCACACCGTAAACCGAAGGCAGTCGCAGAGCTTGTGAAAAAAGCAATCGACGCCGTCATCGCAGTCTCGCCAATGAACCGCAGCGAAGTCTGGACGATTCTTCAGGACGAAGCCAAGCGCGCCGAGCAGGAGGCCCTCTATACCACGAACGCCCTCGGGCAAGTGGGCTATGACCTTCGAGGTTCTATCTACTACGAACTCTGCGATCTTCTGGACTGCTATCGTCCCAGTGAGTCTCACCTCGCCAAGGCCAAGCAGGACGCAATCGCACTGAACAGGCGGACGCTCTACATCGACTGATAACCTCAGGGTGGGACAGCAAACCACCCACTTTCACTGACAAGGACATATATGGCACACGAGATGAAAAACTGCTACTTCGATCGTGATACGCGATCGATAGCAGACCTATGCGACTACTATGGGAAGGGTTTGATCATTACGCGCATCAACGTCCCAGTAGAGCACAGAGGCAAGGGCATCGGGAGGAAGCTACTCTCCCAGATCGTAACCGATGCCGACGATACGCGCACCACGCTATACCTTGAAATCCTCGCATCCGGGGATATGGACCACGACGCACTCGAAGAATGGTATGGTCGTATGGGATTCAGAGACATCGGTGGCATGTACAGACGTAGACCAGTTCAGCTTCACGCATAGGAGATAATCATGGAACACCGCGATAGAGACAGCCTCAACGATCTCCTTGGTATGGAATCAGAGGAGACAGACTTCGAGACCTTTCTGAAGGAGAAGGTGGAGACATGTTCGATAGATGTGATAACCGAGATGAGGACAGCGCCGATAGACTTGCCGACGGGTCCAACGCAGACCGAGCTCCTCGAGAAGTTTCCCGGCATCAAGCGAACACAGTCTGCAAACGCTGCGGAGGGCATTGCACCATCCGTGCTGAAATCCGTCCTGGAAGAGAACGTCGAACTTTCCTCGTCTCAACATGCCGAAAGTGCGGACGAAAAAACCACGAGGCTCGAGCTTAGGGAGCGTCCGATTCTTGGCTCTCCTCTCAAGCAGCCGTATGTTTCGGAGACGGTCGTATCTGTCAGTTCCTTCGAGGCAATCTCCAATCCCTCAGCCGAGCAGCTCATCACGGATGTCGTTGAGCCAGCGACCATCGATTCGGAAGTGAAGCGCGTCCTTACTGAGTCCGTCCGAATCGGCCTTGGAACTCCCCCTGAGCTTATCATCCAGCGCATCCACGATCTCATGCGGACGGTGTATCTCGTAAACATCCAAGTGAGTGGATTGCGCATCGCTCTGGAAGAAGTCCTCAAGGCAACCACGCACGCCGAACGGATGCGTCTACTGGAGATGGATAGGCAGCACAGGGTCAAGGCGAAAGCCAAGGCCTCGAACAAGGTTGCCAAGGTCAAGGCTCCAGCTTCTCCCAAGGGACCGAAGAGCCAGACGATGAAGCATGTCGATGCTATGCGGCTCCAGCTTGGCTATTCGGAGCAGACCATCATCGATAAGGTTACAGGCATGGGCAAGATGGATGATGCTGTGCTGGGCTACATCAAGAAGTCTTTCGCCTCGTAGAGTTCACGGGATAGGGACAGCCAACCTATCCCACTTCACAGCATTCTAGAAACTGTTCACCGAATGAACACTTATTTTCTCAGATCTGAAAAGAGAGACCTCTAATGGAAAACAAATCGGGAAAGCTTCGCATCGCAAATCAGGCAACCGTCCGCAGGAATCGTCGGCTCTACGCGGAGTTTCGAGTTTACTTTGACCCGTCTACCAACCAGGAGATGTTGCAGGAAGTTTGCAACGCCGCCCAGGATCGCATCTACGACATGTTCGATGAGCCAGTTGTTCACGATGTTGATGACCAGCCGATCCCTGCCGCTCACGATGTGACCTTCGAGATTGTCATGGAGATTGGATACCAGCAGTCACTTGACTCGAAAGGCCTGCTCCCGGCTCAAGCTAATAGCAGACTTCAGCGTGGTGTCGAACACCCAGCGAAGATCCAGACAGTCAAGGGTGATGCCTTCTACGATGCATATGGCTACTGCACGTCGTGCGGGGCCGATGTGGCGAATCCCTGTGGCTGCGTCATGGAAGATGCTGAGGGCAGCAACGGAAACGAGGCGAAGAAGTAATGAAGACGATTCTCACCTACGTCTGTCCTCATTGCAAGAAAGTCACGGAGAGCCTCACGCGCTTCGAGATTGGCAAGGCAAAGAAGGAGACAGTGACTGTTCTCAAGTGTGGTCATATGGTCTCGATGCCTTCCCTTTCGTCTGAGGATGTCAGCATCATCTCAAAGGATGGTAAGAATCCCTTTCCTTACCAGATTACAACCGCGAAGTTCCTCGAGGATGCGGACTGCAATGGACTCTGCCTCCACGAACAGGGCTTGGGCAAGACGGTCATCGAATGCTTGCTCCTGAGGCGTAACTGGGCACAGCTCACACCTGCTCTCATCGTAACACCGTCGGGACTCAGGCCACAGTGGTTTGCAGAAGTCTATCGATGGACCGGCAAGGTCGCTCAGGTTATCACGTCATCCAGTGAGCTTCCACTCTTCGAGCTGTTCGACATCTTCATCGTGTCCGTTGATACCTTGCGACTCCTTCGACCCGATGTCAACGTGACCAGTGACTTCGATATCATGGTCGCAGAGCAGAAGGGCAGGAAGCTCTCTAAGACCAAGAAGATTATCTGGACCGACGAGATTCTGGCCCGCTTCAAGCATATCTGCGTAGACGAAATCCAGAAGGTCAAGAACGAGAAATCTTCTCGGACCAAGGCTCTACGTCTCATGGCAGCCAAGGCGAATGATGGGCAGAAAGCTCGAGTGATTGGCTTGTCAGGCACGCCCATTGAGAAGCACGCTGGAGAGTATTTCGTCGGCCTGAATCTCGTGCGGCCCGACCTATTCGGCAATCAATCGATGTTCAATATCAGGCATTGTGAGATTTCTCCTGAGACCGGCAAGATTGGTGGGCTGAAGAATCCTACGCATTTCAAGGAACTCACGAAGGATTTCATCATTCGCTATCGCAGAGAAGAAGTCCTTCCCGATCTGCCTCGCGTGTTCCGTCAGTTTCGCCTTGCTGAGATGCCCGATGGGGAGGTGCAAGCCTACATCAAGGTGGTCAAGGAGTTTCAGGATGCTCTCGATGACCCGGATGTGAATCTATCGCAGACCGACATCCTCGGATATCTCTCACGGATGCGCCACATTACCGGCGTCGCGAAGGTGGATGCAGCATGTGACTTCGTCGAGGAGTTTCTCTTTGAATCGGAACGCAAGCTCGTAATCTTCAGGCATCATGATGCAGCAGCTACGATGCTATTCGCCAAGCTCGAGACAAAAATGAAAGAGGGAGCCTTTGCCCCACCTCTCATGTTCACGTCGGCTCTTGACATGAACCAGCGACAGGCGATGATTGAGGAGTTCAAGAAGCCAGAGAACCGAATCATGCTTGCATCTACGCAGGCGCTCGGAACCGGCTTCAATCTACAGTTCTGCTCTGACTGCTTATTCATGGAACGTCAGTGGAATCCAAGCATTGAGGAACAGGGCGAAGGTAGATTCCCACGGCCTGGGTCTACGGCGGATAAGATCAACGCGCACTATCTCATCGCAGCGGGCACAGTGGATGATTTTCTGACCGACATCATCGAGCAGAAGCGACGCAATGTTTCGCAGACGCTGGATGGCATCGAGATCGAATGGGATGAAGCGAGTCTCATTGGCGAGCTATCGAAGGCGATTCAGACACGTGGGCTTAAGAGATGGAAGCTGGCATGAGTGATTTCATGCTTCCCGACTTCCCTCCCGGTGACTCAGGCGCGCTCCAGTTCCTCGTGGTCTTTGTCATCGTCTATTTCGCATGGCGATTCCTGCGTAGCGTCGTCGAAAACAAAAAGCCCGAGAAACTAGACTGGCGTGAGGACGAATAGCATCTATCAACTATCATCTATCATCTCAACGAAGGGACAAATGGACATCAAAACACTTAGCAAGAAGCTTCGACATGCGGCGGATGTGCTCGATGAACTCCTAGGCTTTGACCTCTCGACGAAGAAGGAGACTCCGCAGACTGCGCTCAAGATGCTCTCTCACGTCAAGAGGGTAACAAAGAAAGGCTACACCTACAAAGGCACCCACTGGACACAGAAGCCCGAGAACAAGGAGCGGCTCGTCAAGATGCTGCGTAAGGCCTCTAAAGCGAGGCAGGCATGAGCAGGAAGAAGCGTGCCGTCAGACGCTCTCAACCTCGGTCGTCCATTCGTCGTGAGGCCCTTCCATCGTGCGTGCTTCCTGTGATTCATGCGCGTGTAGACAATCTCGCAAAGCGATTCAATGTCAGTCGCTCGTGGGTAGTTGCTCAGATTGTGGCTGATTACTTGGACATCCCATTCACTGCTCGTTTCGATAAGGATTAGGATAAAGCATGGCAAACTTCCGTTATATCGACTGTCAGACCTGCGGTTCACCTCGTCCAACAAGAAGCCGTGTCCTGGACTTGACTTTTTGCGCGCGGCATGGTAAGATCGTCGGGCTGAGCAATAGGGAGGCGCTGCACCATCAAGCCAAGCATGGACTCAATCGGCGCAACCGCAAGCGCAAGCTTCAAGTCTCGAAGGGTGGTAAGAAGACTAAGAGCAAGGCGGTCAAGCCGAAGTCTAAAGAGTCGTGAGAGTCGAGATGAAGTGGACTGTCGTATATCGGTGGAACGAGAAGCTCGTCGAACGTCGCTTTGCATCATACGAGGAAGCGATGACCTATTATCTTTACTGTGATGCGAAGGGCTATGGCCCCTCTATTCACCAGATTAGCTTTGAGAGAAGTGAGGACTGAGATGGAAAACAGATTGGGCAAGAAGCTCGATGGCACAGAGATTAAGACTCAGGGTGACATGATTGATGCCACCATAGAGATTCTCCAACTGCGCAAGAACAGTGACGAGCTTGACATGCTGCTCTCACTCGTGCATGGCAACCCGACTATGCACGCGGAGTTTCTCATGCTTTGCTCTGCCATCTTCGCTATGAATGGGGACATTGCCGAGACCGTGGTCATCATGGCACTCACGATTCAGGCCACTATGGACAGACAGAGGGGGAGATTGTGAGCAAGAACCTCTGGCCCTTCTCCGACCTCGTCACTCTCGTCGCATTCATCCTATGCGCGCTCTACGTGCTCTACATCCTTTTCACGCGGAGGATTTTCTAGTGCCAAAGAATCCCTTTGAGTCAAACGAACTACCCGACGAGCTGGATGTGAATAAGGCAGAAAGCGATGCCATCCAGAACAGGGAGGAAGTCGAGCAGATGCTCAAGGAACTAGCCAGGCTCATGCACAATGCGCTCCCAGCAGGTTGGGGCTTTGCGCTCTACATGATCCAGTATGGCGGCACAGAGAAGGATAAGGACATCTACTTCGCCAGTTCCATCGCCAAGCCTGATGTCGTTCAGTTCCTCCGTGAGTGGACGCGCTCGAATGAGCTGAACTGATGTCACTAATGAGACTGACCTGCGGACGACTGTGGATGAGACTACATATCTTTATCCACATGCACAAGGCGGAGATTGGTGTGCATCATACGCCTGACAAACGTATAGTCATCTGGAAGATTCATTGCACCTACTGTCAGCAAGTGTTCTATCGTGACAGGGTGCTTGAGGCTATGGCCGAGGGATGGAATCGTATGGAGGAGATGAAGCGTGGCCGTCAGTAAAACTCACTACGAGGTCACAGTCAATGCGCTCGGCGTTCGTTTCCTTGAGTGCAAGTTCTTCATCGAGCGGATGCCTGTGGTCTGTCGGGACGTGATTTGCTGTGGTAGTTGCCATATCATACCAGGTCGATTCATCTTCGTGCGGCCCTTGAATCCAGATGGACTGAACTCGGACTTTCTCTTGGGCATCGAGGCTATGATCTGCTGCAAGCTGTACGATCTAGTGCGTGCGATACCTAGAGCAGTTTGGGTGCAATGGGCTGAAGAATTCGGGACGATTCGACAAGATGTTTCTGTGTCAACGAAGGGCTACACGTTTTCACATTCGGTCGACCGGAATACTAGCCAAGGAGCTACGAGTGGCGCAGCAAAAAGCAAAGCAGTTTCCAAGCCAGCAGCGCGTCGAAAAGGAATCGTCGAAGAAGAAGCAGAGGGATTTGGAGCTTTCCTCAACAAGTTCAAATAACCTCACCGACCCGCGCAGTTATTACGAAGGCTACGACGAAGGTTACAGCAAGGGTCGCGAAGGCGAGATGGCTGAGAGGGCCAAGCACTTTGAGGTAACAAGGGAAGAGGCAGACGAACTCTATCAAGTCCTTGCTCCTCAGTTCGTCAATCATAGGTTCGAGCTGGTTCATGCACTTATCATTCGACTTCGTCACTTTGTAAACGAGGATTAGAAAGGAGAGATTATCTCATGGCTGCTGAGCAAGAACAATTGGGCAATGAGCAGATGATAGTCAAGGTCGATTCGCAGATGATAAATGCGATGAACCTTTGCCCCGAACGATATAATCTGGAGATGATTCAACACTGGCGTCCGGTCGCAAAGGCTGAGGCTCTGGAACGTGGATCGATCATTCATCACATGGTCCAGAAGTATCGTGAGGCGAAGATGGAAGGGAGGCTAGAAAGGGAACATGCTCAGGTAGTCAATGAGTGTGTGCTGCTTGCTCGCCTCGAATCCGCTGCGACTACACACATCAAGTCCGATGAGATTGATGCCATCATCAAGGTCTTTCACGACTATGTTCTACGGTGGCAGCATGATGGATGGGAGATTCTCGCAGTTGAGCAGCCATTTGCTAAGATCATTTTCGAGTCGCCGGAACTTCAAGTAATCTACGAGGGCATCATCGACGCGTTGGTAATCGATCCCAAGATTGGCAAGGCTGTCGTTGACACGAAGAGTGAGGGGCGTAAATCATATCCCTATGCTCTCTCGAATCAGTTCCAAGGATACGAATGGGCCTTCGGTGTCCCGGTCATCATCGACAAGGTTGGCCTACAGACTAGCCTGCCAATGAACGAGCGGATGCGTCGGCAGGTGCATGAGTCAGGTGCATTCGCAGTTGAAGAGTGGCGACAGGACGTTCTCGCTCAAGTTGTTACCGCTATCGGTTGGCATCAGACGCTGGCAGACGGTGGTCGGGTCATGAAGAATCGGACGAGCTGTGACAAGTACTCTGGCTGCATCTTTCAGAAGGTCTGTGCGGTCCCGGCGGAGGTTCGAGAGTTCAAGCTTCAGGCTCATTTCTACAAGGATAAGAAGTGGGACCCGTTCACGCGAGATGCTGAGGTGGACGAGGCTGAGTCGGCGTAAGGCTATGCAGCGAGGAATATAGATCATCTCAATAACTCTGGAGAAAGTTATGGCAAAGAAACATACTCACATCCACAAATACCAGAAGGTCAAGTGGGGCAAGAAGGAGACTGAGATATTCAGGTGCATGTTGCCTGATTGCTCCCATTATCTTCACCTCGAGATGGCACTGGGTAAGAAGTCCATCTGCCATAAGTGTGGGCGCACGTTCACTCTAGGCAAGGGAGACATCATCAAGGTGCGACCGAAGTGTGATAACTGCGTGCGTCACAAAGAGGTTGTCAGTGACCCGCGCTTCAAGGATTTGGATGACCTTCTGAGGAATCTGTAATGCTTGCTCTCTTTACATTCATCCTCGGTCTACTGTGCGCGCCTGTGTATAAGATTCTGAGGGACGCAACCTTGGACTCTAAGCAGATGCGCATGGAGACTTGGCACTCTAATGAACGTCGGCAGATGCGGTTGAAAGATTAACAATGCCAATGACAAACAAGATAGACCTAGGCGGGCGGCTCATGTCCCTCTACGTCGGCATGAATGGGAGTGGTAAGACGATTGCTTCAGTTTTCCCTGGCCCTGGTCTTATTCTCGACTTTGACGGTCGCGTTGCTCCTGTTCGGCACTTCTACCCAAACCGCGACGACATTGAGTATTGGACTATTGGTCTTGATGGTGATACTCGCAAGGATGTAATCGGTTTCACTGAAGCCATCCACAAGATCGAGGACTTACAGGACCGTTGCCCTTACGATTGGGTCACCATCGACTCATACACCAGCTACTCAACCGTCGCCGTCCTGCATCAGATGGGTATGCACTCGAACGATGTGAAGCGGACGAAAGGTGGCCTACCTATTCCTGACTGGGATGAATACAAGGGTGAGACCGGAGTCATGTTGCAGATTCTGGAAATCCTCAAGATTCTCCCGGCTCACGTCACGGTTACTGCCCATCCGATTCAAGCTGCCAAGACCACGAAGCAAGGCGGTAGCACGAATGACGTCCTGGCATCTATGGTCAAGGGTTCATCTCTTGCATCATACGGTTGGAAGACCCCCTCGCTCCTGCCCAACTACTTCAATGAGATGTATTACTTCTTCACTGAGGTGTCGGGTCAAGTCGCCCAAGGCGTTACTCGTAAAGTCCAGACCGTATCAGCAGGGGAGATTGTGGCAAAGACTGCGCTGCCTCTGCCTGCTGTCATGGACATTACGGGTCTGCCACTCTTCGGTGTGATTCAGGCACATGTGAAGAAGTATCAGGTCAACCTGGATTTGAAACGAGAGGAGGCAGAGAAGCTCGCAGCGAAAGTCTAGAAGGTCATCTCAGGTAACAAACGAATCAACTCAGTCAACGAAAGAGAAGATACAATGCCGAGAATTCAGATCACACCGGAAGAGTTCAAGCGTTCCAAGCTCGTCAAGCCAGGCTGGTATCCGACCCTCATCAAGGACGTCAATGAGGAACTCAACTCCAAGAAGGATGGCAACAACATCGTCGTGGACGTAGAGTGCGCGGACAAGGACACGGAGTTCATTGGTGTCCCGGCCAAGCTTTGGTTCACGGAGAAGTATGTCACGGGCATCGTGAACTTCTTCAAGGCTTTCAATCCCAAGGCGAACGAGGCAGCGATTGCCGACTTCGAGTTCAACGAGACCAAGGGCAAGTACATCTACGGGAAGTGGGCGACCAATCGTGGCAAGGATGGCACTGACCCACCGCGGAACACCATCGAGGACTGGGCTCCTCTCCCGGCGAAGTACGAGTTCCTGAACAAAGCTGCTGAAGAAGGCGTCGTCGCGGGCGTCACCGGATTCGGAGCTTAACTTCGTTTCGCTTTCTTCTCTTGCACGAACAGACCATCTCAGTAACTCAGCCAGGGAGAACATCATGAGCGACGACATCAAGGAACAGCTCGAGGACGAACGCATCGCAGAGGCCATTGACGAGGGCAACATCGAGGACGAGTCAGAAGAAGATGACTCCGACGACGATGACGACGATGCCGAAGAAGATGGTGACGACAAGGAAGATGACGAGTAAGTAGCTTTCGCGTCGACTGAAGGAGGGGACAGCACACCCTCCTTTTTTCAGGAGCAAACTGGGGGAAACATGGTGGAGATGTGGAAACCTAAGCCTATCGAAGTCTATCAGCAATGGATCGATGACATTCTCACAGAGGCCTCCGATGAGCTGACTGACTGGGAGACCACATTCATTTCTGACATCGAGGGGAAGCTGCTGAAGAAGCGGGACTTGAGTGAGAGACAAGCTGAGGTCTTAGAGAAAATCTACGTGGAGTATACGAAATGAAGATCGCGATAGAAAGCATCTATGTTTCTGAGCCATCTGACAACATCGATCAGGAAAGACTCCAGAGCATAGCCGATTCGCTGACTGAGATTGGCCTAAGCCAGCCGATAATCGTTCACCAAATGAACACTTCCGGGCAGTATGCTATCATCTCAGGTGAGAAGCGTCTGCTTGCGGCTCAGCTTCTATCCTGGACAGAGATTGAGTGTGAGATTCGTGAGGCCTCTGAGCTTGATGCAAAGACCATTCGGCTGCATGAGAACCTGAAGCGATTCAATCTTACGTGGCAGGAAGAGGTCACGCTACGTCAGCAGTTACATGAGCTTCGTCAGGCTGAGCATGGACCTGCACTCACTGGTCGTCCCAAGAATACAGATGAGGACGATGAGCCTAAGAAGGGCTGGTCGATTCGGGATACAGCACGCGAGCTAGGGACTTCCCTTGGCGGGCTATCGCAGGACTTATCCCTCGCCCGCGCACTAGAGCAAGACCCAACTCTTTACAAGGTTCAGGATAAGAGAACTGCCATTCGCCTGTCCCGCGTCATCCTCCAGCGTCATACCTCAGAGCAAGAGGCTGGGCTGCGAAAGGACATCGAGACTGACCAGATTTACTGCGCGGATTCGGCCATCGTTCTCGCTCAACTCCCTGCCAACTCCATCAACCATTGCATCACTGACCCGCCTTGGATCAATTTCTTCGAGCCACACCTGACGTTGGATGATCGAACCCTGCCGGTGTTCAAGGAATTGTATCGTGTCCTCAAGCATGGCTCCTTCCTCTATCTATTTTGCGGTCTGGACGACTACGCCTACTACGCGGGTATTGATTTGCCAGACAAGGACAACCCGTCTAATCGAATTCATACCAAGGGTGAGCTCGAGAAGATTGGTTTCAGCGTGGCCAAGACGCCAATCATTTGGAAAAAGGAAGCAGCCCTTAGTCGCAGAGGTGTTAAGTCCTGGGAGTATGACCGGGATTTTGAGTTTATCATCGTCGCTGCTAAAGGATCTCCTGCGCTTGTCACGTCCCGTAGGCTATCCGGGATTAAGTCTTTTAAGATCGTGCATAACGCTCACTCAATTCACCAGAACGAGAAGCCAATTGAGTTGATCGAGGACATCATCACTGATTGCTCCTATGAGGGGGAAGTGATTATCGATCCATTTGGTGGCTCAGGTGTCCTAGGCGCGGCGTGCATGAAGAACAATCGTAAGTTTATCCTTATCGAGAGGAACAAGGAATACTACGATAACATCTGTGCGCGGCTGGAGATTGAGCGATGAGCGAGTCCACCCCGTCCCCAGATCTGATCGCGGAGATCCACGAGCTTGCCTACGACTTGGAATTGGCGATTGATGCCACCGCGCCAAGTCGGGTCATTCGTAAGCGGTTTGAGGATGCGATTCGAGAGTCGGCCCTTCTCGCTCGCCTCGATCAGCGGGAGCAGGCGCTGCAAGATGTTGGAGACGCGCTGGACGGTCAGTATCCAGATCAGAAACCGTGTGTGGCACGGGCAGTTCAACAGCAACGAGAAGCCCTAGATGCGGCCGAGGCCCGCTGCCAGACCATCGAAGCGCAACTTGCTGAGTTGGAGCGTAAATCCAGAACGCATTGCAGGAGGTGCGCGTTGTCGTTGACGTCATTCGAGATGGACCACGAGGGCAGCGGTAATCCTATTTGCTTCGACAGCTTTGGCCATCAATGGGCGCTCTCTGCTCCCTCGCAGGAGGAGCCGTGAGCGAAGCGAGCTTCAAGTGTTTCCTCTGTGGACGCCTAGTAGTTTGGAATCCCTTTAGGCTCTGCTGGGAATGCCCTAACTGTCAAGTAAGTATCGTCATATAAACAATGAGGATCTACATAGCCGCGCCATTCGCAGAAGCTAAGTACTCTAACATGTTGGCTGTCTTGCTTAGAGGACTCGAGCGCATAACGATTACTAGCTCATGGCACTCGATTGACCATCCGCCTAACCCGCATGAGCTGTATCTCCTCGAAGCCTGCCGAATGGACCTAGCTGACATCCGCCGTGCCGATGTGATGCTCCTAATCAACAAGGAAGAGTGGGAGAACAAGGGCACAGGTGGACGCCACTTCGAGACAGGCTATGCAATCGCTCACCAGATTCCTGTGCTCATCTACGGCAAAAGATCACACGCGCTCCAGTATCACGAACTGATTTACACTGTCCCGGAAGGCTCGTCAGTACGACACATTCTGGACCAACTTTGGTGGATGAATGCAAAAATCAAACCAAGAAGAAAGAGTACCAGAATTTCGCGCCATCGTAGAGAAGATGCTAGAGATTCATGTGAGGAAAAACCATGACTACTCAGTGGACTCCAATCCTTTCTCTAACTTTGAGCACTCTGCTGCCGTTGCTCACGGCTTCTCAGGCGTTCATGCTAGTTTTGCTACCCTTATTGGGACTAAGCTGGCACGTCTTGCAGTTCTTCTTGCGCCTGGGAAAACACCGAAGAATGAAACGATTGAGGACACGTTCGTAGACCTATGCACTTACTGTGTCCTGTGGACTTGCTACTTCTTGAGGGAGAAAGGGCGAGTAGACGATGAGCAATTACGTTCCGGGGGTGGGCAATCCTAGAGCAAAGCTTATGTTCGTCGGTGAGGCTCCGGGTAGGTCTGAGGACTTTACTCGTGAGCCTTTCACCGGATCAACAGGGCAGTTGCTTGACGAGATTTGCCGAGAGGTTGGAATAGATAGGCGTGAGCTTTATCTTACCAACGTCATCAAGTATAGACCACCAGATAACAAACTGTCAAGGCTGAATGAAATAGGAGTAAGCATCGAAGATTCAATCAAGCAGTTGTGGGATGAGATACATGAGATCAAACCGAACTGCATTGTAGGCTTTGGCAATCTGTCACTGAAGGCTCTCACTGGTCGGGGCAATGGATTCAAGGGAATTATGAATTTCCGTGGGTCTATCATGCGCTCGACCTCGCTCGATTACAAGGTCGTTCCAACGATTCATCCTGCTGCATTGTTACATGCTGGCGGAGAGGAGCTAGAAGATGAAAGAAAATACGGCGAAAAGAAAGGACCGCTTAAGTATTCATATCGTCATATCCTCAAGCTTGACCTCATTAGAGCTAAGGAGGAGGCTGAGTCCCCACTCTACACACCCGCTGAAAAAGTTATTGAAATCGCTCGAGATTCTGTCTCGCTCCAAAGGTTTCTGGATACATACTCCAATCAAAGTAAGTACCCCATTGTCTCTGTCGACATCGAAGTCGTCAGGTCCATCCCCTTCTGCATCGCCCTCGCGTTCAACAACTGGCACGCCATCTCGGTCCCGCTCCTCAACATCTTCTCGTGGCAAAACCTAGAGGGAATACACGACCACGAGCTGGCTCAGATGTGGCTGTTGCTTGCCGAGTTGTTCGATTCAGGTATCCAGGTAATCGGACAGAACTTCAAGTTCGACCAAGATAGATTGGCGCGGGTATGCGGTATCCATATCAGCAACTTCTATTGCGATACCTCTCTGCTTGCTCACTCTGTCCACCCGGAGTTTCCGAAGTCGCTGGCCTTTCTGACGTCTATCTACACCAAGGAACCCTACTACAAGGACGAAGGCAAAGAGTTCGATTGGAAGAAGGATAAGATCGACCGCATCCTGACATACAATGGGCGTGATGCCTGTGTAACTTATGAGGTGTTTGAAGAACTACGGAAAGATGCGCTCGCGATGCAGATTCCTGGCTTCCCTAATTGGTATGAGGACTTTGCTCGCGGATACACGACACAGTTGCATACGTTCTATCGAGACCTAGAGAACGTCGGCTTTCGGATGGACCTCAAGAAACAGAAGGAGCTGATTAAGCTATACGAAGAAAGGGTAGAGAAGACTCAGGGTGAGTTGAATGCTATTGCTGGATGGGAAGTGAACGTAGCCTCACCCAAGCACATGGCACAGCTAGTCTATAATCAATTCAAATTCCCTCGTCGCTCAGGCACAAGTGAAGAAGTCCTAGTAGCTCTCATGGCAAATACCAAGAAGGTAACGCCAGAGATGAAGCGCGCACTAGAACTGTCACTGACTCTGCGACGTGAGAAGATGTCTTTGAAGAAGAACTTTCGTGCGCTTCCTGACTATGATGGGCGTATGAGAACTGTATATAACATCGCAGGCACTGAGACCGGACGTAGCTCAACCTCGATCCTTAAGCCCCCAGTTAGGCCAGTCAAGATGGGACTTCCCTTCCAGACTATGACTAAGCATGGGGATGTTGGGACTGAGTTGCGTGAGGAGTTCATTGCGGATGAAGGCTACATGATCGTGGAGACTGACATGAGCCAAGCGGAAGCACGTATTGTTGCTCTGCTCGGAAATGACTTCAAGCTCCTCGACATGTTCCATCGTAAGGTTGACATCCACAAGGTAACTGCTGCGATGATTTTTCAAGTCGCGATAGACCAAGTCAATAAGGGTATGCGCTTCATCGGAAAGACTTGTCGCCATGCTGGTAACTACGACATGGGCAAGCATCGATTCATGGAGCTGGTCAACACTGAGGCCAAGAGACAGCATATCGACATTAACCTTTCAGAATGGAAAGCTGGTAAGTATCTAGATGCCTTCCACGCATTCTCTCCAAACATTCGTGGAGTCTTTCATCTCGAAATCCAGAACGCCCTCGAGCAGAATAGTCGTATCCTTGTCAATCCATTTGGACGTTATCGACAATTTTTCGACCGATGGGGTAAGGAACTCTGGAAAGAGGCTTATGCACACATTCCCCAGTCAACGGTCCCGGATCACCTGCGTCGAGCGGGACTCAGAGCTAAGGATAGGTTTAGCCGAGACGGTATTGACGCGCGGTATGTGGTCGAAGCTCATGATGCTCTTGTCTCTCTGGTAAAGATTTCGGATGTCGAGCGATACGTGCGGGTTATGCATGAGGAGATTGAAGTGCCGATTGACTTTACGTATTGCACAGTGTCGCGGGGACTTCTAGTTATTCCTGCTGAGACGAAGGTGGGTCTAAGCTATAAGACTTGTGATGTCAAGGGCTGTCCTGGGTGCTTGGGTCTGCATGACTATCTGCTACCTGTCGAGATTCTTGCAGAAAAGTAGATGCCTACCTTCATCGAGTCTATCCTTACTTACACCAAGGATTCAGAGTCGCCGAGGAAGTATTATTATTGGGCAGGACTAGCAGCAATTGCAGCAGTCGTCAAAGATAATGTCTACCTTGACAAGTTCTACTACAAGCTTCAGCCGAACATCTATGTCTTGCTAGTTGGTCGCTCAGGTTTGCGTAAAGGTCCTCCGGTTAACCTTGCGCGGGCGTTGGTAAGAGCAATAGACAATACAAAGATTTTCGCTGGTCGCGTAAGCATTCAGGGTGTCATATCAGAGTTAGCCAAGGCGCGCACGAAAGAGAATGGTGGACCTCCACTCACAGGTGCAGCAGGAGTTTTGTTTGCTTCTGAGTTTGCGTCGTTCATCATTCAAGACCCTGCGGCGTTGACTATTCTGACTGACTTGTACGATGGTCACTATAATCCTGAATGGACCTATATGCTTCGTAATTCACCGGCAGAGATGCTCAAGAGTCCGTGCTTGACCATGCTGGGAGCTACGAATGAAACACATATGCGTGATGCCGTCCCAAACAATGCAATAGGTGGAGGCTTCATTGCACGCACGTTCGTCATTTACTCTAACAAGAAGTCGGGTATTAACGCCCTTACAGTTAGGCCAGTTTCAGTCTTTCCCTTAAGCCATCTCGTTGCACAGCTTGTGGAGATTTCAAGATGTAAGGGAGAATTTACCTGGAGCGATGATGGGCGTGAGACGTATGAGAAATGGTATGCAGCGTATCAGGAGACAGAGCAGCAGGAAGAGGATACGACTGGTACGATGGAACGATTGCATGACCATATTCTCAAGACGGCCATGCTCATTTCATTATCTCGAAAGAGGGATCTGAGGTTAGAAAATGAGGATATCAAAGAGGCTATCATTGCATGCCAGGACTTCGTACCGGGTGCAAAGCGTGTCTCGATGGGACAAGGGGCTAGTGTATCGGCGGGTGGCACAGCTGTCTTGTTACGTGATTTGCTTACGGTGGAGGGGAATCGACTTACTCGTACTCAGGCTTTGCAGAGACACTGGGCGCACTTCGATTCCTTTGAGCTTGATAGGATCGTGGAGTCCCTATTTGCCCAAAAAGCCATTGATATCCAAATCATCAAGGACCATTCAGGCAAAGCGGAACCCCACTACATTCTCAATCCTCTAGTTATCGAGCGATTCAGGCAGCGTGAGGGGGGAAGCTAGAATCCTCTCTTGAACTTCGGTGAGGGTGGGCGAGTATAACGCAAAGGCGCAAGCTCCCCACCCTGCACGATAGCCTGTTCAGCATTCGACTTACCAAGATAGTAGTCAGCAAGAGCCTGTGCATATGGAGGTGCAGCTAGATGAGCAACTTCTCTGGTCAAACCACCAAGCTGGCTCTGACCTCTGTTGATCTTCGGATTCCCCTCAAGCATAGGAATCTTTCGACCATAGGCATCCTTGTTGAATATCGGGAGTTGATTCGTCCCCTTATTCAATCCAACGTCAGCTAGCGTCCTCAATGGAATAGATGCTCTATTCTTCAGCATGTCAGCTCCAGCACCTAGATTCCCTTGCAGCATCGACGCACCCACCTCATAGGGAAGTCGCGCAAAGTCTGCCGCTGTTCCGAATGGACGAAGGTACCTATCCGTGCCATCACTAGACTTGCCTAGTCTGATATCCAGTGCATGACCTGTAGGATTTTCCCACATGTGCTTACCGTTCTGAGCATAGTTCACCACGTCAGAAGATATGTAGGCTCCAACCATACCGGCTGCAAGCTTCTGATACTCCTTCTTGTTCAGGCCAGTCGCAAGTCCTTTGCCCAGATTGATATTACTTTTGACCCAATCAGGTGCTAGGATAGTAGCGCGCATCCAGTTCTGGACATCACGATTCTTGCCCATTGCCTCCCAGTTAATTCCGCCATAGAGGTCATTCGTGTAGGTAGCTGCCCTCTTACTAGCCATTTCCTGGGTCAGACCTGATTTGACTAGGTCCTCAGTCATCTCACGCCAGTGCTTGAGCTTCAATGCAGGGATAATCTTCTGAAAGAGTGGGTCCTCAAAGAGTTTTCCGTGAATGCCGAGGACTTTGTTCACTCCAGTATCTACCAGATTTTTACTAAGTGTCTCACCTAGCTCATGACCCTCAGTGGAGATAGTTAGTCCAGCCTTTACTGCCGCTGGAATATGCTGGAAGTTCTCCTCAATATATTTCGCACCCGAGTTAGGATGCAGAATATACTTGAGCGCAGTTCCAGTCTCCTTCGTATTTCCAAGAATGGTCCTTGCCATGATATTAGCTCCATGAGCATTGATACCAGTCCAAGGAACACCAGTAGACATAGCGAGATTCTTACTGAAAGTTGCACGATTTGCCCACTTCTCAGCAATCGGTTCTGGGTCGGCGAGATAGTTTGAGATTACTCGATGTAGCTCAGGTGGAGCAGTCTCTGGGAGAATCTTAACTACGCCATCCTTGCCTTTGACAGCCGTGCTTGGGAAATGGTCTGGGTCGAGGGTCTTCCAGTCGAGTTCACCTTTTCCCTTTGGACGGATGAAGCCCTTCTCCCTGAGATAATTGAAATACTGTCTATCAGCAATTGCTTTGTTAGCTCTTGTCTCATAGAAGCCAAGGATGTCACTCATCTTGTCGAACTTAGGAGTAAGACCGGCAGCCATACCCTGCTCGTAAGTGTCGAAGGTTCGCTGGAGGCTCATGCTAGGCTTAAGACCAAGGCGACGATAGGTCTCAATTACCTTGCTTGGGTCATCTTTCCAGATTTGGGTGACATAATGCTGACGATGCTCAAGTGGGACTCCTGCATCTGTGAGCTCCTGGA